GCTGGCACGCCGGTGATGCTCAAGACGACAGCGGGAGCAGGTAATGGCACAGCAACGATGACCTTTGCGAGTACGCCGGGATTTGGAATCGCCGTTGGCTGGACCGTGTACGTCGAGGGTGACAGTGCCACACGCGTGATTCAATCCATTGCTGGCGGTGTGGTGACGTTGACAACAAACATAGCTGGAACGGTAAGTGCAGGTGTCAATCGGATTTTCTTTGCACCTCCGACTACATTGGCTTCTGCACAACAATTCGGCATCTATATCGCATCGCTGCCTTATATTGCTATCGGTTCTGCCAACTACTTGTCGAACTACAATGGCGCTTTCATTGCATCGAGCACAACGCTTCTGGTGTTTAGGGTGGTGAACACTCAGGCCACGCCGGCAAACGGTGCGGCACTGGTTCTTTCGACAGTACCGTTGTTTCCTGTCTGTGGAGGCAACACGACCTTTGGGAATCTGATCGTGTATGGTGGAACGCCGGCGGCCAGCAGCAAGGCGCTGGGCACGCCGAACGGGTCGTTCACTCTGCCACAGCTCTCCAGTAGTTCGTACGAAGCACTTCTCGGAAGCTTGGTCTTCATCCCCGGCGTGGATGGAACATATTCGGGCGCTGGCGCTGCGTGCGGTGTGCCAAACGGCTCGCTGGTGGGTGCTGGTGCCGGTGGTGTGAGCGCTAACCCGGTGGCAGGCAATGGCGGGCCCGGCGCCGGGGGCGGGGCTCCTGCCGCCACGAACGTCTCTTCCCCCGCGCCATGCGGCGGCAATGGCGGCAGTGGCTTGCTGTATCTCCTGTATTAAGAAGGGCGCATGCAATACATTAAACAGGGCACAAATACCTTTCAGGTGATAAACGGCGAGCAAGTGCTGATCGATGCCAACGACAACTACGATGTCAACGCCGATGGCAGCATTGTTCCGAAACAGCATGTGTGGCTATCGAAGCTCCAGTTCCGCAACCTGTTCAGCATGGATGAGCTGGTCGCGCTCGATAACTTCGCCTCAAGCACCACGCTGACCTCCGATCAGAAAGCGTATCTTACGACGCTCATGAAGAACGTCGATGCCGCAGAGAGCATCGACCTCTGCTATCCGATGACGCAACAGGGGTTGGCCTACATCGAATCCGCGGGTTTAATCGCCGCAGGGCGCGCGGCCCAGATCCTCGCCTCTACGGTCTAACGCTTCGTCCAGACAGTTTCTTCCGGCCGGCCCGAACCGGCGTAAATCACTCAAAGGAGAAATTCACTTATGCCAGGAAACCAGTTCCTGCACGGTGCCGAAGTTCTGCAAATCGACACCGGCTCGCGGCCGATCACGACACCGTCCTCGGCGGTGATTGGCCTGATCGGCTCCGCCCCCTTCGGGCCGCTCAACATCCCGACGCTGATCAGCGGGAGTCTGCAGCTCGCCACCCAGACATTCGGTCCGGCTGGCTACGGCTTCACGATTCCCGACGCGCTGGCTGCGATCTTCGCGCAGTGCGGCGCCCAGGTGGTCGTCGTCAACGTGGCGGACCCGGGCGACAACACGCTCCAAACCAACGTCGCCGCCGCTCCCCTGACGTTCAGCTCGGTGGGCCAGATCCAGCTTCCGCATGTCGCGGTGTCTGCTGTCGCGCTCACCGGCCCGGTGACGGCGCCGATGACGTTCCAGGGCACTGCACTGCCGTTGCCCGCGGGCGCCAGCGCGCCGGTCGTGAAGTCTGCGGACGGCACGAAGACCTACACGCTCGCCACGGACTACACCTTCGCGGGCGGCACGATCACCCAGGTGGGCGGTGGCAGCATGGTCGCGAACCAGGCTGTACTGGTGACCTACACGATTGCGGGCATCACTGCCGGCACGGACTACAGCGTTAACGCGAACAACGGTCTGATCACGCTCATCAGCGGCGGCAAGATCGCGGCCAACGCCACGCTCAACGTGGCCTACAGCTATCTCGACCCGACCAAGGTGACGCAGGTTGCCGCGGCCGGCGGCACCAACGCCACCACGGGCGCCTACACCGGCGCGCAGGCGTTGCTGGCCGCGGCGAGCGTTGCCGGCGTCACTCCCCGCATTCTTTGCGCGCCGGGTTTTACCGGCATCAAGACCGGCACGACGGCCAACGCGGTCATCGCTGCGCTGGATGCAGTGGCGGGCAAGCTGCGCGCAATCCAAGTGGCCGATGGGCCCAGCGCTGCCAACGGTCCACTCACCACCGATGCCTCGGCGATCAGCTTCCGCAACGATTGGGGTTCGAAGCGCATCTTCCTGGTCGACCCGGGCGTGATGCGCTTGAACCCGGTGACCGACGTCAACGACACGCAGGCTGCCTCGGGCTATGTGGCCGGCGTGATCGCGAACCAGGACGCCACCAACGGCTTCTGGTTCAGCCCTTCGAACCAGGTCCTGAACGACGTGCTCGGCACCAATCGCCCTGTGGACTTCGCCATGGGCGATTACGCCAGCCGGGCGAATTTGCTCAACCAGAACGACATTGCGACCATCATTTACCAGGATGGCTACCGGCTGTGGGGCAACCGGACGTGCTCTGCAGACCCGCAGTGGACGTTCCTGTCGGTCGTCCGCACCGCCGACATGATCAACGACGCGATTCTCCAGAGTTTCCTCTGGGCTGTGGACCGCAACATCACCAAGACCTTCCTCTCCGACGTCGTCGATGGCGTCAACTCCTACCTGCGCAGCTTGCAGGCCGAGGGCGCCATCATTGACGGCAAAGCCTGGGCCGATCCGGAGCTGAACACCCCGGCGACGATCGCCTCCGGCCAGATTTACATCGACTTCGATTTCGCTCCGCCTTATCCGGCTGAGCACATCACCTTCCAGTCGATGATCAATGACAACTACCTCACGGAGGTGACCGCGTAATGCCTTATCCGCAACGTCTGCAGAACTTCGCCGTCTTCGCCGATGGCAAAGGCTATGTGGGCCTGGCGCCCGAACTCAACCTGCCGAAGGTGACTTCGAAGACGGAGGAGTACCGCGCCGGCGGGATGGACACGCCGGTCGAAGTGATCACCGGCACGGAGAAGCTCGAGTGCTCCTTCACGCTGGCTGAATACAACGCCGCCGTGATGGCGCTGTGGGGTATTACCACCAGCGCGGAGACGCAATTCAGCTTCCGCGGCGCCGTGCAACGCCAGGGCGAGGATGCTCAAGCGATCGTGGCCACGATCGGCGGCCGGATCAAGGAGCTGGATCCCGGCACGTGGAAGGCTGGCGATCAGGCCACGCTCAAGGCGTCCATCGCGGTGACTTATTACCGGCTCACCGTCAACGGCACAGACGTGATCGAGATCGATGTGGTCAACATGAAACGCATCATCAAAGGCGTCGATCAACTGGCCAGTCAGCGCGCGGCGCTGGGCATCTAAGCCATTTCTGCAGCCACGGCAGTTCCGGTCCGGACGGGATTCCCGGAGCAAACTACTTTCGCTTTCCTTGGAGATGGGGCGGTGTTGCGAGCCGCCCCGCTTTTTTAGCAGGATTCCATGCAGCAAACTGAAATCACAATCAAACTCGAGTTCCCAATCACTTCCGGCGCGCAGCTGATTCAAGAGATCACTTTGCGCCGGCCGAAGGTCAAAGACACCCTCGCCGCCCAGAAAGTGGCGGGCAGCACGGCTGAGCAGGAGGTCCGGCTGGTGGCGAACCTCGCGAGTTTGACGCCCGCTGAAATCGAAGAACTCGATGCCGCCGATTATGCGCGCCTGCAGGCGGTACTTGAGCGTTTTTTCTCCCCGGCGCTGCGGAACTCCGCGAAGCAGTAGTCTTCCTGGCGCATGTGACCGGCTGGTCTCTCCCTGATCTTCTCGAGCTGTCGCTCGAGGACTTCCGCGACTGGTGTGAAGCCGCGCAATCTCTCCGCGAAACGCTGACTCCCCAAAGCTGATGCCAACGCCCAACGCCAGTGTCGTTGTCAAAATCGGTGCGCTGATGGACTCGACCGTCGGCGCTGTCTTCGGCAAAACCACGTCTGGTCTCAAGAAGATCGGCGACACGCTGAAGGACCTGGCGGCGCGTTCGCAGGAGATGAAGCGGCTCGACGCAACAAGCCTGCGCCTGGGTGAGTCCGTAGAAACGCTTACCGCGCGGTATGAGAAACAGAGCGGGACGCTCGCCAAGGCGGAGGCATCCTTCGCGAAGGTCAAAGAGAAGATCACTGCAGCCGGCGGCGCTGACGAGAAGCTGGCCGCCCAGCTTGCGCGTGCCGATGAGGCGGTGCTGCGCGCCCGACTGAGCCTGGACCGCACCAGCGTCAGCCTGACCAAGGCCCGGACGGATTACAGCGAGGCCTCCGCCGCGGCCGAGAAGTTCCGTGCTGCTAATCAGCACGTGGAAGCCTCGCTCGATCATTTGGGCGCGGCCATGAAGCGCTACGAAGGGGCGAGCGCGGCGCTCCAAAAGAACCAGGCCAACCGCGCGCAATGGCGGGCCGCCATGGTGGAAGTCGGCATCCTGGGCGCGGCGGTGAAACGCGTTTTCGACAAGGCGAGCGAATCGGAGGATGCCAAGATTCGATTGGGCTTCGTCCTGCGCGGCGACAAGAAACAGATCGGCGACGTCATCCGGGAAACGCGAGCTTTCGTGCACAACAGCTCGGCCACGATGCCGGAAATGCTCGCCATCCAGGGCACGCTCAACCGCGAAGGCCTGCAGGCGGATGAAGCGTTGATCGCTTCGAAGACCGTGCACATGGTCTCGGAAGTCACGCAGCAGGACGCGGCGGAGACGGCCAAGGCCATCGCGAGCATTTACAACACTGTCGGGCTCCAGATGGTGGGCTCGACCCAGCAGAAATTTTCGCGCATCGGCGACCTGGCGGCGGCGATGCAGCAGAACTTCGCCATTGAGGATATCGGCGGCCTGGGCTCCGGCCTCGCGAAGGCGTTGCCGCAGGCCAGCATGGCGCGTGTCACTTTCGAACAGACCGGGGCCGCAATCGGTGCGCTCACCCGCTACGGCATGGAGGCCGGTGGCGCTGGGCAGCAGATGAGTGCGGTGCTGCGCAATTTGACCAAGGCTTCCAAGGAACTCGGCTTTCAGCTGGTTCACGACGCGAAGGGCAACCTGGATTTCGAAGCCACGATCCTCTCCATGAACGCTCGCTTGAACCGGATGGGCGGCCTTGAGCGCAACCGGGATGCCCTGACCAAGGCCTTCACCCGGCGCGGCGCCGATGCGGCATTCTACCTGTCGCACGCCGCCGCGACCGGGGAACTTGTTCAAGCACAGGAGGCGCTCGCCGGCAGCACTGGACGCGTCCGAGAGGAGTATCGAAAGTTAGAGAATTCTCCACAAAAGCAATGGGAGAGGGCGGTCAAGAACATCGGGATGATCTTCAACCCGATTGGCATCGCGATGATGCCGGCAGCCACGGCCGTGCTTGAAAAACTGGAAGGCGTGTGCGCGAAGCTCGGCGCCTTCTTTGACGAACATCCGACTGCGGCGAAGTGGATTGGCGGAGCGACCGTGGCTGCGCTGGGTCTTGGCGGTGCGATTACCATCATCGGCTATGCGATGGCGACGATCCTGACGCCGTTTCTAAAGATGAAGGAACTGGCACTGCTGTGGAAGCTGCGCAGTTTGGAGACGACGATCCAACTTGGCGCACAGACCGTCGCAACCGGCGAGGCAGCGGTCGCCACCGAGGGCCTGGCTGTTGCGGAAGGCGAGGAAGCGACGGCCGGCGCGGCGTCGAAAGCGGGCCTCTTAACGCGCATCCCGCTCCTGGGCCGGCTGGCCACAGCGCTCGGGCTTGCGGGCGATGCTGAGCTGGAATTGGCCACGGCAGCCGGCACGGCGGAGACGGCCCAGGCCGGGCTCATGGCCACGCTGGCGCCCTTGCTGGGGATCGGACTCCTGGGCGCCGCCACGGGTGGTGCGATTGCGTACCACCAGATGAAGGAGAACCAGGCTGCGCTCGATGAGCGGTGGAAGCGCTGGTCCGGCACGCACCTTGTCCTGAACCACGGCGTGGCGCCGTCTCCTGGCGCAGCTCTCGAGGGAGCGCAACTCCCTGGTGGCCATGCTATTCCGGCCACTCCGGTAACGCCGCTCCACACCGGGCTCGACGGCCTGATCGAGATCGGGCAGCCGAAGAAGATGGCGAAGGGTGGCATCGCCACGAAGCCGACCCTCGTCGAGGTGGGCGACGCCGGCACGGAGGGCATTGTCCCGCTTCCGCGCGGCTTCCGGCAGGGTCTGGGAAACAGCACCGTGATCACGATTCATGCGCCAATCACCATCCACGGCGTCCCAGAACCGCGCGCCGTTGCTTTGCATGTGCGCTCTGAGCTGGAGCGCGCCGTGCGCGACGCGGAAGCGCGCCGGCGCGGAGGAATGCACGACTGATGGCCACCGACATCATGATGCAACTCGGGAACTTCCAGTTCTCGATCGGTACTGCCGCGTATCAGGAATTGCGCCGCAATGTGGAATACCGCTGGGCAGAACTCAACCGGATCGCGCACCGGCCCTCGCTTCAATTCGTCGGCGTGGGCCGCGATGAAATCGAACTGCGCGGCGTGATCCTGCCTACGTTTCAGGGCGGGATCCACCAGGTGGATATTCTGCGCACCTACGCCCAAAAGGGGAAGCCGCAGACGCTCACAACCGGTCGTGGTGAGAACTGGGGACCCTGGTGTGTGCTCGCGATCACCGATGAACAGCGGACGATGACGTTCAAAGGAACGCCGCTCAAGATCGAGTTCACGTTGCGGCTCAGCTACTACGGCCCGGACGATGGCAGCACCGGCTCGCGCGGCTATGTTTCATCGACCTGGAGCAATCTCCTGGGCAAGCAGGGTGCGACATTGATTACGCCGCCGGACATCGCGACCGCCAAATCGGGCGTCGTTCCCCCGGTAAAAGCCTCGCAACTGGGCAGTCTGACACCCGCACTCGCTGCCGCCAAGATTCCTCCCCAGGTTGCGGCATCGACGCTCACCAAGGCGATTCAGCAGGTGCAGCTGATCCAAAAAGATGCGACCGCAGCGGCAACCGTCCTCGCGCAAGTTTCGATGACGGTCTCGAGCCTGAAGACCGGGATTGCCCATGATCCGGTCGGAACCATTTCGCGCCTACTGACCAGTGGCATCGGGCAGGCCGGGATCCGGACGCTTTTCGGATCCGACCTTGCCGGATCGCTCTCTCAGATCGGCGCCGCGGTCCAGGTCGGCCAAGGCACCGTCCAGACTGTGGGCAACTTGCTCGCCACCACAGCACGGGGCGTGAATCACGGATGACCCAGCAGTACACCACCCAGGCGAACGACATGGTCGACGCGATCGCTTATAAGGTCTATGGCGCGACGGCGGGCTACACCGAGGCCCTCTTGGCAGCGAATCCCGGTCTCGCCGACGAAGGTCCGCTCTTGCCAGCGGGCATCGCCATCACGCTCCCGGACCTGAGCGACCAGGCCCCGCAGATTCAGACCGTGAAGCTCTGGAGCTAATCTGACTCCGCAATTCCAAATCACCGCTAACGATGTCGATCTCACATCGAAGATCGCGGCGCGCCTGATCCGCCTGCGCATTACCGACGAAGTGGGCGTGAACTCGGACCAGTTGCGGCTCGACCTCGACGACCGGGATGCATCCATTGTGCTGCCGCCCTTCGGCGCCACGCTCGAGTGCTCGCTTGGATATAAGGAATCCGGCCTGTCCGCGATGGGCCGCTGGATCGTGGATGAGCTCGAAGTAGAAGGGCCGGACCGGCGCCTGACGCTTCGTGCGCGCAGCGCCAACACGCCGGCGCCCGCGGCGAATGCGAACTCGACCTGCATTTCAGGGCTCCAGGCCCGCAACAACGACACGTACACCAGGCTGACGATCGCCGGCATTGTGGCCAAGATCGCCACACGCAATAACCTTGGCGCGGCGGTCGATCCGGCGATTGGCGCGGTTCAGATTGCGCACCGCGCGCAGACAGGCCAGAGCGATAACGAATACCTGTCGGTGCTGCTCGAGCTGGTGAACGCGGGCTGGAAGGTCCAAGGCGGCAAGATCATTGTCTTTCAGCACAACGCCGGCGTCGCGCCATCGGCGTCCGGCGGAACAGGCCAGTCCATTCCCGCGATCAACCTGGCGCCCAGCGATTGCTTGCGCTGGGCGGCCACGCTGACCCGGCGCAGCTCACACAAGCGGGCCCGGGCGCGCTACCACGATCCGCAGGCGGGCCAAGACACCTATGTGGAAGCAGTCTCAGACGACGCCACGGAGGAAGACACCGTCGACACCGATCCGGCCGAGTACCCGAACAGCAATGAGGCACTCGCGGCGGCTACTTCAAGGGTGCAACGCCTCGATCGCGGCTCGGAACTGCTCCGCCTCACGCTGCAGGGCAATCCGGCGATCTGTGCCGAAGGCCCTGTGATTCTCTCCGGCTTCCGACCCGAAATCGACCACGCCTGGATCGCCGTGCGCGTGACGCACACGTTGGAGCAATCCGGCTACACCACCGAAATCGAAGCGCAGAAGACCCTCATGCAGGCCGCCAGCTACCGGCAGCGCAAGGGCCTCACTGCAACCAGACCGAAATAAGGGAGACATCATGAACGCATCTGCGAATTGCTTTCGACTGATCGAAGGCTCGGAGGGCTGTGAGCTGAAGGCCTATCCGTGCCCGTCCGGAATTCCCACCATCGGCTACGGCCACACCTCCAGCGTCCGGCTGGGCATGACCTGCACGCCGGCGCAAGCTGCGGCCTGGCTCTGTGAGGATGTCCACTACGCAGAAAATCTCGTGCAAGCGCACGTGACCGCTCCGCTCACCCAGAACCAGTTTGACGCGTTGGTCTCCATCCTCTTTAATGTCGGGCCTGGCGCGAAGGGCGAGAAGGACGGAATCATCGTCCTCTCCAACGGCCAGCCGTCGACGCTGTTGACCAAGCTGAACGCCAAGGACTACGCCGGCGCGGCCGACGAGTTCCCCAGATGGTGCCACGGCGCCGGCAACACTCCGCTGGGTGGCCTGATAACGCGCAGGGGGCGCGAGCGGGCGCTTTTCCTGGGCCTCCAGGACTACATGCACGTCGCCTGACAGGGCGGCCCACCAAGCTCACTTCCGCAAAACAACATCATGAAAACTCGGTTTCTCAAACACCTCACGCCACGTGTGGCTCTGGTCATCCCGTGGTTCGTGCTGGGCACGTTGCTGTGCTGGCCGGCACTCGAGCTCGGCCTCCTGTTGCATGGGACGCGCCCGGGCATCACAAGTACAGCCTGGGCACTCGACTGGCTCACGGACTGCCAAAAGAACAGTGCGTGCCTGCCTTCGCAAACCACCGCCACTGTGGGTGTGATCAAAGCGGCCTCGGTCCAGAGCTATCAGGCCTCGCGGCAAATGCAACTCACGGCGGTGGAAGGCCTGGCGTTCCTGAAGGACGTTCATCGCGACACGCACAGCGTCCTGTCTGAACTCCAAACCTCCATTCATGAGACCGGCCTGCTGGTGCGCGACACGCGCCAGCGGTTGAACACCGCGCTCGACGATGCGGATCTGGCCGTGAAGTCCGGAAACCAACTGCTGATCACGGCAAACTCCACGCTGCTCCCGCTCAAGGAATCCCTCGACAACATCGACCGTTTGACCAAGCTGGCTGCCGACCAGCTCGCCGCCGGCTCGCCCAAGGTCGAACAAACTCTGACAGATCTGGACCGGGCAGTCGACGCCTTCGCGAAGCTGCTCGAGGACAAAAACGTTCAGGCCACGATTGCCAACATCGCTGGCACCAGCTCTCATCTCGACGGCGCCGCCGAGTCGATCGACGACGCTCTTCGCCCGTGGCGCGAGCGCGCGGGCATGCTGAAAACCATTGTGAGCAAGGCATTCGACATGCTCAAGCTCACATTTCCCGTCCGATAGGAGAACAAACACATGACTGTATTTCTGACTTGGCTGAAGATCATTCCGACGATCCTTTCGACCGTCATGTCCATCATCGCCGCGCTCGAACAGGGCTTCCAGGAAGTCGCTGGGGCGACCGGCAACAGCGCCGCCCAAACCGGCGCGACCAAACTCAACGTCGTGCAGGCAGCTCTGCAATCGCTCTACACGACGGAACAGAGTGTGGCATCGGTGGTGCCCATCGACAAACTCACCACGTACGTGACCTCGATCGCCAGCACGCTGGTCGATACCTTCAACAAACTCGGCTGGTTCAAGAAGACTACGCCTCAGCCGGCCAGCGCCACGGCCTAAGCCCGCGGCGTCTGATCCCAAAACAACCATGCAGATTGGGCGGGGCGCCGAGCCCCGCTCTGAAAGGTTAACGATGAACACCAACACGCATCTCTGGCTCCACGGCCTGCTCGCCGCGGTACTGTCCGCGCTGGGAGATTCGGGCACTGTCGCGCTCGGCGCCGCCGTCGTGGCTCCGGGTTTTCTGCGGGATTGGCGCTTTTGGGAGGCACTCGCCGGCATGCTCGTGTTTTCCGCATTGAAGACCGTCTTTGCCTACCTGAAGCAGAGTCCCTTACCAACGACAATCAGCAGCGCGGACCCCGCGGGGAATGC